TTTTATCTCCTACTTGAACACAATAAATCTGGTTTGCCATCTTCTCCTCAAGACCCTTGAAGTTACAAAACAAAAAACTAAAAGCTTGATGTGGTGAACTTACATCAGCCATAAATTCAGATTGACCTGTATATTTTCTTAAAACACCGTAAACTTTTATTTTTTTAAGCATTATCTTTTGGTGTAATTACAATCATTTTATCTAAGTCTGGGCAAACTAAATAAAAAGGTACTTGAATCGCATCACAACTAGAAATATCTGGTTCTGAAAATTGCAAAATGTTATTTGGATGACTATGGACTATCCCAACAACTTCTCCCTTATCTTCTCCATCGGCATAATCAAAAGGATTTATAACAAAAGTATTTGTTTCAAATTCATGGGCAACATTTTCACATCTAAAATATTCATATCCTTTTTCTGTTTTTAAAAACAAACCACAAGATTCATTAGGTTGCTCTTCTTTTGCATGAGCAATAGCTTGTTTTTTGCAGTCTTCATTCATTAATTTACAAAAGTTCCTACACCTTCAAAATCTTTTCTTGTCACTTGTCTTGCTGGTATTCTTTTATTTTGCATATCAAGCCTGTTAACTAACTCAAACTGTACAGCATCCCTTGATTCTTGTATTTTTCTATCTATAAAATGTATTTCTTTAGGAAATTCATTTGAACTTGGTGTACCAAATGGGTTAGTGCCACCACTAAAATTAGAAGCATCTAAAGCATCAGCAGTTAAAGTTCTTCTTGTAATTTTGGCATCTAACAAGTCATTATGTGGAGTTACTAAATTTACTGAGGCTAATAAATCCGTTACTCGAATTACAGACCCTAATCTTGTAATACCTCCAAGATTACTCATAATAATTTGTGGTCTTGGGATTTGTCCTTTGCCAGTATATTCATAGCCAGAGGCAACAACTGGAAATCTTTCATAAGTATTTGATTGCCAAACAATATTTGCATAACTATCAATATTAGTTCCAGCATGAAATCTGTAAATTGTCGGAACATTAGATGGATTGCCTGTTGCATAATGCAAACCCTCGACAAGTTCCAGTTCAAAAAGTTCAATAATTGAATTTGGATTAATTTTTTGTAATTCAGAATGTGGTATAGCCATCAGGGTTCAAATACTTCTTTAAAAGTTAACTTCATCGTTACTCTTGCATTTACAGGAATTGAACTATTTCTGCCAATACAAACAAAATTTCTTGCAGAACTTTCTCCTCCTATTGTGTACTGAAAAGCCTCTTGATCATCAAAACGTGCATTCAGAAAAGTATTTATTGTATTTGCATCAGTCTGTGAAATATTAAAAACCAAACTTACTTGATGATATCTCTTATTTGCCGCAAGTCCTCTTACTAATCTTTGTTCATAACCATCACCAAGTTTTACAACAATATTATCTTGTTCAATGGTTTGCGTTTCTCCGTATGCTGGTTTTATTGATGGAAAAGTTGCCATTATGCTAATAAACCTCCATTACGTTTTTCTTTTACAAGTGTCTCTTGCACTACAAGAGCTATTGTTTGACCAAGCTGCTGAGACATTGCATTATCTCCCTCAACTGAGCTACCAGAGGCATCTACTGACACATTGACAATATTTGTTATATTATCGCCACTACCTCCAAGTTGATTATTGGGTGTTATAAACCCTCTGCTGGCTCCCATTGTTAGCAATTCTGGTCCTTTCTCACCTACGACAAAAGTTTTTCCAGCTGCTACTTGACCTCCACCAGCTTTACCACCCCCAAAAATACTGCCCAAAAATCCACCGATTTTTCCACCGATACCAGAAACAGCTTTTTGAATAGCAACTTCAATTAACTTTCTTTTTAATTTGTTTAATACATTGACAGCAGCTTCAGCTAAAGTTTTAGTTCCTTCCACAGCATCAGCTAAATTTGAAACAATACCACGTTCTATGTCTTGTCCTATTTGTTTAAATTGATCTTTTAGTTTATCTGTTGACTCTGTTACATTATCTGTTTTTGTTTTTGTTGTATCAAGAGAGCTATTTAACTGATTATTAGTAGAAACTATTTTATTACCAGCCTCTACTTGTTTATTTTTTTCATCTGTTACTGTTTTTTCTACTCCAGAAAACTCTATTAAACCTTGTTTTAGTTTATCTAAGTTTTCATTTGCATCTTTAAATAAATCTTTTCCAACATCTTTAATATCAGAAACGTCAAAAGGTAATTTTATTTCTGGTATTTCTATACCACCTAATAATTTCTTTATAGGCTCTGGTATCGCATCAACAATAAACTGAATTGCTTGTCTAAATTTATCAACAACATTTTTTATTAATTCATCAACTTTACCTCTTACAAAAGTTATAGCTCCAGCAACAACTTTGATTATGTTTGCTATTACACCTCCTACGACCTTACCAATAAATATTGTTTGATTAGTTGCCTCTGTAATAGCTTCTTTTATTCCTACCCAACCTTGCTCTAAATTTAATAAAACATTAGTTGCCTCTATTCCAAGTGCTTGACCAATCTGCTTACCGATCTCACCAACAGCCGCACTAACAGCCCTGACAGGTGCAAAGACAAGTTTAAAAGCAGATCCTAAAGCCTCTACAGTAACAGCAGCTACCTTTAAACTTTCTCTAATAATTATTCCAAATTCAGAGCCTTCAGTTGTTAAATTTGTAAATGCAGAGCCTAGTCTTGTCAGTTGCCCTTGAATTGTATTTGATGCTGTAAATGCGGATTCGGCTGCTTTTCCTTGTGCGTTCGCTTGATTCTCTAAGTTTTTATTGAAAGACACCAACTGGTCATTTAACAAAGGTAATATTGCTGTTCTAGCTTCGACTGATCCAAAGAACTGAGCAAGCGTTTCTTCACTGGCTCCACCTTTTGCTACAAGTTCTTCTAATACTCCTCCTAATCCTTTTGTGCTTAAAGCTGTAGCACTAAAATCAATACCTAACTTTTCAGCAGCTTTTGAGGCCTCACTTGTAGGCTTTTGTATAGAAGCAATTACTTGCCGTAATCCAGCAAAGGTTGATTCTACAGGTACACCAGTTGCAGTAACAGTAGAAATTGCAGCGTTTAATTCATCTATACCAACACCAGCACCAGCCGCTATGGGTGCTAAACGACCTATCTGTTGTGCGTATTGATCTACAACAATTTTACCGTCATTTTGTGTTTGTATAAATCCATCAACTAATTTAGCCGCTTGATCAGATTCCAAACCATAAGCATTTAAGACAGATGTAGTAGCATCAGCGACAGTTGCTAATTCAGAAAATCCACCTGTAGCACCTAACTGAGAAGCTTTTAAAACGTCAGACAGTTCTGCTACTTCACCGAAACCAGCAGACGCTACATCATAAGAAGCTGATAACAAATCAAGTTGTGAAACTTGACCACTTAACTGATTAGATAAACTTCCAAGTTTTGGATTTAAAGTATCAACATCAACTCCTAGAGTTTTGACTTTTGCACTAGCGAAATCAGCAGCCGCTAAATTACCAAATGCTTTAGTTAATCCTCCTATAACTGCACTAATACCAATGAGTGGACCTAATAAAGGAGCAGCCGCAGCGGTTAAAGCAGTAAAACCACCAGCCGCAGCTTTTGCACCTCCTCCTGTAGCCATCAAACCAGCTGGTAAAACTTTCAAACTTCCTGACGTTGCTTTAAGTTTTCCACCTGTACCAGTTATTGTCGTGTTAAATTTTTTAGCTTGTACGTCAACATTCTTTAAAGCTGTTACCGCTTGTGTGGCATTTACTCTTAGTTCTACATTTGATACTGCCACGACTAAACAATAACTCCTCTAACTATACTTTGATTTTCTTTTAATAGCATCTGCCTGTTTCTTTTCTCTATCATACTTTAGTTCGTAATAACCAGCAAAAAATATCAATTCTTCATCTGTAAGCTGGCCTCTTAGTTCACTTACTGTTTTACCTAATTCTGTTGCAAGGAAGAACTCAAAATTTAACCAGTTATCCCCCTTTAAGATTCCTTTGCGTTTTCTATTGTCGCAGTTGGACTGACATTAAAAAGGAACAATTCTATCTCATTTAAAACATTTTCTGGTAATTCATTTTGTAGATTAGCAAAATCTGCTGGGTGAAATGCTTTTGTTCCATCTTCATTTTCTGCTAACTGACAAAGCATATGAGTAGAAACAATTAAAGGATCATCGCTGCCTGCTCTTTGCGTTGCTCTAGCCCTGTCAGCCCTTGTGATGGCCTTAAAATACAAACTGACTACAACATTACCATTGTCATCTTTAACGTCAAATTTGCGCCTTTTGCTAAGGTCAAAAGCATT